TCTTTTGCAGTATCTTTAAGCGACGGATTGACTGCTGCATGAGCTTGACGGTTCTTATGGTCATCAACTTGAAGATCGTGCATTTCTTGTTCACGATTATGTTGACCAACTTCCATCTGCTGATCATGCTGTTGAGCTTGCTGTTGCTGTTGAGCCTGCTGTTCTTGCTGAGCCTGCTGCTGCTTTAATTGCTCATCCTGCTTACGAGATCTATCAATTGTAAGAAGAAGCTGCTGCCAACCCATAAAAGCCGGATCTGCAGGTATGTATGCTAGTTCTCGTTTCTTAGCTGCTGCTTTATCGCCAAAGAATGTTGCGCGAATTTCTCCGCGTGTCATATTCTTTTCAACTAAAGACCAGAAAGACTGATTTAAAGGTAGGTTTGCTACGTCATGCTTAATTGGCTCTTTGCCTTCACCACGAAGAAGATCATTCATGGTTGAGAAGACAGTCATCTGGGCTTGCTGTAGAGCAATATTGGTTTGAGGCGATTCATCGTCGATACCTGTGAATTTAAACTCAAAGTGTTTAGCAATCTCAGGATCGATGGCCGGCAGAATGCCTCCATTCATCATATCTTCAAACAGCATGAGGATAGGGATTAGGCCGCGCTCGCGAGAATAGTTAATCTTGTATTCGTTGTTTGCTTGCTGCGCTGCTCCGCGACCAGTGCCGCTAATCAAATAGTCTAAACCAAGCTCAACGGGGTCAATCTGGAACTGTGTACATATTGCACGAATAACATGACTATTATAGTTTAGGTATTCCATCTCTTTGGCAGATCCAGACATTGGGACCCACTGCACATCATCCATGCCAGCAATAATTGGTGTGCGCCATGCATTCTGCGTACCAGATATTGTATTGTAGAATTGACGACGAAATGAAGCAAGCTGCGACTGAGTAACTGTACCTTTTAAGTGCAGAATGCCTCGTGCTGCATAACCATGTGTAAAGAAATTAGAGTTATAGTTTTCAACATTCAAATGATTAGTAACGTTGATAATAGCAAGTTCAAGAGGCGAATAGCAGTACCCCATAGAGTCAGCAAAGTTTTGTGGATTGAATAATTTGAATATCATATCTTCATCACCGAATGCAGCCAACACACGGTTATCATAAGACATTTGTACATACTTGTAATAGTCTATAGACGGTTCATGGAATGATTGGACAGACTCTGGGTTGTTGCCACCATACGAGGATTGTTTCATCTGGTACGTTTTACGGGCATTAACTATTTCTTTAGCGATGATGTCTTTATTAGTTTTAGGATTGATATTGTAGACGGCTTCTGCTGGGACTGGTCTGAAACGATGTAAGCTACCTCGGCGAGTCAACACCTTTTCAGTAGCCACATGGCCGAATGTTAAAGCATCACGAGTACACAGTTTTAGAAACTCACCAAAATTCATCTCTTCGCCAGGAGGAACTTTGTCTTTACGGCCGCAGTGATAGATGAAATCTTCCGTATCGGCTATGATCTTACGATCTTCTGCAGTGAGATCTTCCGCACGATTCTTCTTGCGTATTTTAAAGCCCATATCGAACATCTTGTGCTGGGGACGGGCGAAACGAAGCATGGTATCGCATCGGGCTTGAATAGCCGCCGAAACAACCCAGTCTCTAACAGAGACATCTTTTAGAGTTTTATTGGATAGACGAGATAGTTTATTACGAAAGATAAAGTGTTGATGAACTTGATCAAAAAACGGGTCGTCAATAATGGCTTTTTGACCAATTGCACCTTCGTTTTGAGCAAGTTGCTGCGGTCTATCAGGTACGTTATCACCGTCTCCTTTAGACAAACTGCCAATATCGCTCAATAAGGCGTTCTTTATACCATTAGTAATATCATCAAATATGCCCATTATAATATTTCCTTTAGCTCTATTTTCAGATTGTACCATGAGGACTTAACTAAAAAGACCATAAAAAACTAGCATCTCCGCCTATCTCTAGGTCATCGGATTCTAACTCGCTCTTTTTACCAATTTGCCCTAGCTTACTCTTATCCTGATTAATATCTGGATTGATTTTTATATTCTTGGATGCAGCAAACTCTTCAGTAGAAGGCATACGAGAATAGTTGCCCTGTCTATCGGTTAAGGTAGTCCTGTTGTCATAATCTTGGTCTATTATTACCGCTGAGCTCTTGCCAAACAAGTGATACAACGCATACCTAAGTCCGTCAAGCCAGTGGTCATGTTCTTTTTCAACGTCATCAGTGATTTTACCTGAAGCATCGGTCTTAAAGTGGTATAGACCAAATTCAGTAATAATTGGTCCACACGTTTCTTTAGCAAAGAATATCTTAGGGTTTACAGATGCGAGGCTTTTCAGCCACTTCTTTACAACTTGAATTCCACCAGGTGTATCCTTTATTTGTTCCGACGGGCAAGGAAGACCTTCTGTGCGCATGGTTTGTGCATCACCTGGGTTTGCTAAGTCGGGCAGGTATAGCTGGCAACGGTACATATGATGCCATTTGCTTTTAATTGTTTGCGCCCAAGTAGGGTTGTTTGTATAGGTCCTACCTTCACAGCGAACAACATAAACATTCTCACGCTTATCTACAAAGAGGTAAACTACCGTACTGGGGTTTGACCAGCCCCAGTCAATACCAGCATAGCATGTCAGACCCATTCCATGACACTTCTTAACGAAGATATCATGAGTACATTCGCCAGGATATTCCTGGTTGGTAAGTATTAGCCACATCTGGTTCCAGTTTTTGACATGCTCTTTCTCATCAAACTCTTTATATACTACACCTTCAACAGAAGGCTTTAGGTTGTACAGCTGGGAGATGGCCCAATCTGCACCGTTTTCTCTGGTTTTCTTAATAGCATCTGATATTGGTTTCAACATTGCTGATTTTGACGTTTGCAATTTTGCATCAGATAGGCATAGAGCAGCCATAGGACATACTAGGCAATTTTCACCAGCAAACTCATGCTTAGTATATTCTGTTTGTTTTTTGGAGTCTTTTTTAGACCACTGCTCCTCACTTAAGACCTCCATTGTATCCTGTAGATAGTAGCCTGTTGTTGGAGTAGTGCCAGATCGTTCATCTGGACAACGCTCACTAAATTCTAGAACAGTCCACTTCTTAACAGTTCGTCCTTGAGCTGCAGCATCTTCGATTTGCTGATTCATCAACCCATATCGTGTTTTCCGTGTCGATATACCAACACGGAGAGACTTGCGGCCTCTCTTGGAGTCTAACATACCGGATATATCCTGGAATGCACGAACACCTTCTCCTTGAACTGTATCGATCTCATCTACAGATACGAAGGCGCCATGGAAGCCGTTCACAGACTTAAGCGTGCAAGGAAGAACTTCTAGGTCGATCTTTATTAGGTCTCCATTCTTTCTGTCTCTGACATTAAAAGAGCTCTTTTCTTGCGTGGTCTTTTCCATAATAGGAAAGCCATCTATTGACTGATTTAGAATCGGCTTGACTCGCTCATTAAGCATAAAGCCTTGCTGATACTGATAGCAGCGCTTTGCTTGTGAAAGAATAGCGCCGACATGAGCAACGTCACGCTGATCATGAAATAGAAGCATGAATTCAGCAACAGCGACAGCAAGTGTTTTACCGGAACCCCTTCCAGCCACACATAGGAGCTCTTCTATATTCTCAGGGTTATTCTCTAGTACACATATTTCGTATATAAGTCGGACAATATCTAGTGGATTAGTGTCAGCATAACGAGATACTGTTTTGTCGGGTAGATCAAGGTTTAGGAACAACCTGATCCAGGCTTTTAGTTCTTCCCTAGTCTTACAAATACGAAAAAATAGTTCTGTTCGCTGGTCTAAAGTAAGAGTTTTAAGAACATTTACTTTAACTTTTGGTTTAGCTGTTTTTGACACAACTGTTTTTGATGCAGTTGCTTTTGTTTTCTTATTCATCATCTTCTGCATTTGCACGATCAAGCTCGCGAATATCTATAACTTCTACTTGCGGCTTATATGCATTTTGTTTTTCTGCTTTAGGTGGGATGGCCAGCACATCCATCATCGCATTCTTTTTACCGGTAGTACCAGGAGATACACCCGCTACCAGTTTGTGTAAGGTTTCTGCAACTTCTTTATATTCTTTTATATTTTGAACAATAATTGCCGGAATAGGGTTATTGGCTGGGTCCAGGATATATTTGCGCATAACATCCATATGTTGGACATTAGTAACAGACAGCATGGTGGTTAAGAAATCAACCTGCTCAATAATACTCTTAACCACTTTAGCTTGAATACGATCGCGCAATGAGCCATTCATCTTCTCACGATCTTTACACCAACCACGCAAAGCAGCAGTAAGAATGATCTGTGGTACCGAGTATTGCGGATACTGCTGCTGGATATCATTAAAGGAGTATCCGAGCATGAATAGCTCGTAGAGCTTCATCGACTCAGAATCAGCAACTGCTCCTGCAGTTTTGTTCTTTCGTAGAAACCTTTCAGAAATCTTAATTTCTTCTTCAGTTAAACCGAATTTCTCATCTTGAGAGAAATGACGCTTAAGAGCCATTTCGACCCCCTTTATTAGTATTACCTACGTGCCCACACTGGATGCTTAGATAGATCTATTGCTTCTTTATCAACTGTGGTCTGCTTGATAGCATTATACCTACCCACTTGTTCTAGATTGTAGCCTAGACACAACATGAATAGGATTGAGCATTGTAGGTCTGAGAGCTGGTTTAGGGCATCTTGGGGGATATCTAGGTCGAGGATATGCTGGAGGGAGTTGGCGGCTGTTTTTTCTACATCTTGATGTAAAGATAATTGCTTAAGTTTGCTACAGAAAGTTGAAGTAATTTCGCCAGACAAATATGAAACCCAAAGATCTTGTCTTAGGTCTTCATTTTTTGTCAAGACTAAGATCAACCTGTGGACCATTTCTTGGTCCACTGTCAATCTCTTTAAAACCTTCCTCATAAGTACTAAAATCCTTAATTTCCAGCTTTACATTCCACTTAGGGCCGCAATAATCTTTAACAAAGCTACTCAAGATTGCCATAAAGTTAAGATTTCCCTTTTTCTTAAGTAAACGCTTGAGTCGCCATAGCCCAATTATACTAGTAGTGGCACGTAGTTCATTATAAAGTAAATAGCTATTGAACAATTTTGAATCTATGTAGATGATATAGTTGAGAGTTTTATTTTCTATGTCAATGTCTAATTCAACAGCTTGAACGCCCCTATGAATTAGCGTGCCATATAAGTACAAGGTATCTTTATGTAAGTCATTTAGCAGCCCATTATTCATGAGCCACCGCTGATGTTCTAGATGTTCTTCTACAGGAAGAGTCATATCTCTCGCTTAGAGTGAAGGTTGGTAACTATGATTAAGTACTACTTTTATCATAATTATCAAATAATTGCCGCATTGTTTTCTTTATTAAACTCTTACTTATACCGCCGGAATACACTCGATCTACATACTCTTCAACAACGTCTGCAACAGTGTGAGCCTTAATCTGAATTCTTTCTACCCGATTTGAATCTGTATACTTGGTACGAGTAGAGATTCTAGATTTCTCACACAAATTCTTCCACTCTTTGGAGTCAAATACTGCCGTGATTTCTTTACGAGGACCTGTAAACACCACGACCCAATTGTCATTTTGATTTATAGAATTCCTGATTGTCGCTATTGTAGACTTAATATCTGACACTGCTACTTCGAGACTATGCCAAGAAGGCAGCGGGCACTGTATGAACTCTATCTTTAGTGTCTCTGTATCTAGTAGAGATAAGCCTTTTATTTGGCCGATATCCTTCATACTTTGAGAATACGGGCTTCCAGGATAGAAGACCTTGCCGAATGCCTGCTTCATATGGATGTGGCCGCTGATGATTATGTCTGCTGAAATCTTATCTGGATCTACGCCATCATCTGGCCTATATCCGCCAAAGTCACACCCTACAAATGTTTGATGCGCAATGCAGATCGGGAGTGTTTGATTTGGAAATGCTTTATGGTCTGACTGGAATGGTACAAACGTTATCCCTAGATCTTCTCTATGGACCACAGAATCAATCACAGTGAGATTGTCGTAGTTACCTGCAAAAGCTTGTAATGCGTGGTAGGTATTGTCATTTGGCTTGAAAAAATCGTGATTGCCCAGTATATAGAAGTACGGACAATGCGGCGTTACTGATTGTAGGTGTTTTTTAAACTCAGATAGAAGCTCTGATCTAACTACAGCGTGAGTATCGAACGTATCACCAAGGTTAATAAACATATCCGGCTTAGTTTCAACTACAATTTTATTTACCCAGTTCAAGAATACCTTGGCTGCAGTTAGATTTGAGATCTTGAGGTGTGGGTCGCCACAGAGTAGTATTTTCATTATTTTCCCCCTAGAAGGATGCGCTCTACAAGGGTATTTAGAAAGTCGTGTTCATAGGAGTACATTACTCCTTGCTTATCTTCTAGCAGAAAATCATTATCAGATATATCTCTGTTAATCCTAATGGATAAATAGCCTTGACATACGACTATAGCTAACTGTTGGTAGCTTTTTATAGCTGGCAGAGCATATAGTGCTGAACAGTCCATCTCTTTCCGTAGTTTATCATAGGCTGAAGGAGAAATATGTACTGCGGTAAACTCTTGAATACCATAGCTGGTACACAGTGCAGTACACATTTCGTCCATCTTATCCACTGTGATAACTAGCTTAGTCAAGCTCTGGGACTCCAATTTCAGCGTCAATATAACCAAGGCCCTTATTACGTTCAAGAATTACGTCATCACTATCTTCTATCTTGCTACATAAAGCCATAGCCGTATCCCACAGATCTGGTCTAGAAATAAACATTGCTTGAAAAGCTGGTTCACCCTTTGTTGTAGTCCTGCCGTCATCGCCTAACTGCCACAACATGGGGCTTTCGCGTCCTGTGTCTGGATTTATAGGGTGCTTGATTACCTTAAGGCTCTTCGCTAGATCATATACTTCTTCACCGATATTGGTGATGCCACTAGTGTAAGTCAAAGTGAACTCAGATGCACGAAAAGGAGCGCCTACACGATTCTTTTTGCCACGGACTCGCACTTTGTGACCAACCTGTGCAGCTCCACCGTAGATATTCATACCTTTCTCAACACGACCATCTTTCGTATCAATACGAACTACTTCTAGCATGTAGTCGCAGAAATGCTTTAATGCCCTACCATCTGGTACTAGATATGGATTATTCTTCTTCTTATATTCGTCCATCTCCTCATACACTTGTTGCACAAGGGCAGTAGTGATGCTATATTTACGAATAACAGGAAGGACCCCCTTGAGAGCAGATCCTAGGTAAGATGCGCCACCACCGCCCATAGTGAGTTTTGTCGACTTCTCTTTAATATCTTTAGGATACCTAATAGATTTAACGGAGTCAATTGCCATACCCACAACTGGGCAACCATCCTCAAGCAATACTTGTAAATCCTTTTCAATATAATCAAATATTTCTAGAGGATCATTTGTCTGCTTTACGATCATTCGATCTAGATCACCGCCAAGTTTAGCAAACCACTCTGGATTAAATGAGAACTCAGCATCAAACCAAATGCAGATTCCCTCTGGAAAGTCCTTCTGTAGCTGAATCATTAGTAGTTGTGCAAGAAAGCTCTTACCGCCCGATTCAGGTCCGTAAAAGCAAACAGCCTTACCTAGTGTTAAACCACCATTACCCACCACCCAGTTAAGAGATGGTGATGGAAGCTTGACAACATGATCAGATGGTTTTGGAAGATCAGCTGCAGCTTGGGCTACACCCTTAGTGAGTTGAGACATCCATTTATTCTTAGCCATAACATTTCTCCCTTTTTACGTCCGTAGACAAGCACCGTAGTGCAGGTTTTGTTATGAGGAAATACTACATTCCCTCATTTGATGAGTCATTGTACTCGTTGGCATATGCTATTTTCTTAGTATCATCGTGTGCCAAACGGAAGGCTTGTAGCTTGTTCTTTAAGAACGCAACCATTGCTTCGGCTTGAGCTTTCACCTTATCAGCATGCTGCACATCTGGATCAAGAGGTATGTAGCGCTTGCGTGCAGCATCACTTTCTTTTACACCCTTGCTTTGCAGATATTCTGGAGCATTCTCAAAATATGCAATCGCCTCTGCATTCCTGAGTGCTGAATCAGCAATGCCATGCATCCTCATAGCAGAGGCAAGCATGGTGTTTGTAAAGTCATACGCCATGATAAAGTCACGAAGATAAGTAGGGGCCAACATGGTATTAAACCCCTTAGAGATATCCTCGATCTTTTTAGTAAATTCAGCTAAACGATCAAGACGGAGGGACCGAAGTCCCTCCTCGACCTTGGCAAGGTCTTGAGACATTTTAGTCTCCCAGGATTTCGTTGGTTAGTGCGTTCAATTCATCATCATCGAATTCCTGTGTTGCAGCAACAGATTTCTTAACCAATGCTCCATTTGAAGGAGTGGGTACAGGTGTTGGCCTACTTGCAGTAGGTTGTGCTTTACGAACTGGTGCTGAAACCACTTCATCTTCATCATCTAGGTTTAACATTACTTTAGACGCAGGTTTTTTAGTTGCAGCCACAGGTGCTGGGGCAACAACCTTTTTAACAGGCGCTGCATCTTCAACTTCATAACCTGGAATAGCTGCTTCAGGTGTATCTTTTGCAATCAGAGCCAAATTGAACATCAGAATAGCCTTGAGCTCATTGTAGTCTTTACGGATGTAAATGCTATTTAGGTCATATGCGAGGTTGTCGTAGTTAGCGACAACTTGCTCAGGTAGAGGAGAACGGTCGTCGATTTTAACTAGCGTTCCATTCATTTTTTGACGAGTCTGATTGAAGGCCACGTTGTACTCGGTCTCTTTACCCTTGCCTTCTTTAGAGATATTAAACCACACGCCAGAATCTTCTTCTTCAGAACCTAAAGAAGTTGGGTCTTGACCATGTTCTTTAATATACTGATTCATCATTTTTTTCATTGCTTTGTGGGCAGTAGATTTCAATTCTAGAATCCCCACGCTACCTGCTTGGTTACAGGCATTGTACGCATAAACGTGTTGTAGGCGCATGCCCCATTGAACGGTACGCAGTCCTTCTAGTTCAGTCTTAGAGTCGGCATCAGAATATCCTTCTGCTTTTAATTGACTCTTACGTTCTTCAATAAAAAGATTCAATGCGTCGTTATATTCTTGAACAGGGCAGGCCTCCCCTTCAGTTAGGGGGGTTGCGAATGGACGACGACCGTTAGATTTGGGGTCTACAAGCCAGGCAATACTCCAACGATGGTATGGATAGTTATTATGTTGTTCTGGGTTACCAAAGGGAGGCATGATCCTATAGATGTTAGGGCCTTCATTTACCTTATGACGAACCCAATCACGACTAGATTTAAGAGAATCCATATTAATCGTTATCTTAGCCATTCCATTCTCCTTGTGTGCCATATTTGGCGGTTGTTGATCTACCTTAGATTTATACCAATTATTTTTTATTCGAGGTATCCAGGGATTGCTGGATAGC